CTTTTAGATCATCTAGATTGATAGATTGTTTTAACAATGAATTTACATCTGCATTTTTTGTTGCTTTTCTAATTTGTGTTTCTGGCGACAAATTATACTGCATAATAATACTAGGATACAGACTTGTTGCATCAAAAGAAACCACCCAATCATATTTGCCTGGTCGTGGTTCTTGAACAAATGCCCCGACAATTTGTCTACCGGGCAAACCTTCTCGCTGATGCACAACAATGTTTTGTTTCCACAAATGATTCCATAAGATACAGTCCCAAGTTCTTACAGCTGAGAATACATCAACATAATTACATTTCGCATCATATGCCATTGTAAGAATCAATTCAATCAACTTCATCTTGTCTTCAAGCTGGTCAACAAGTTCTACGTCAACTACGTTATACTCGACAAACTTTTGCCAATCATTTTTATAGAAGTCTCGGAACGAAGTATATTCGTCATACGATAATTTCTCTTTGCCAAGTTCTACTTTGGCAATGTGATCCAACTTATATGATTCTTGAGCACTGTAGGTAAACTTCTTATACAGATCAAGATAGTCTAGAATGGCTACACCAAGAATATCATAAATAAGTTCTGTGCGACTCATGCGGGTAAATTCTTTTGGATTTACCACACCCCAAGGTGATAGCTTTTTAACAGCATCATCTCCAAGAATACGTGCCATTCTAGAACACAAATATGGAATATCAAAGAATTCAATGTTCCATCCTGTAAGAATGTTAGGGCAATTCTCTTGGAAATAAATTAAGAACTTCTGAAATAGATCATACTCATCTCTACATTGAATATAGGTATGATTGTCTTTTGTTACTTTAAATTGTTTCGATCCAAATGTCACAAGCTCTTTAGTACTTGCATCTTGAATCGTAATCAATAACAATTCTTCTTTTGGATCTCTGACATTGGGGAATCCAAGTTCTGCAGAGGTCTCAATATCAAGAGACCAAATTTTAATCTGCGAAATATCGAATTCTACTTCGTCGGGAAACGTCTTTGTGATATACTGATATGCGTAATTTGTGTTGCCAAAGATGGGATAATTTTCTACTTCTTTATATCTTTTGACATAATCTTTGGCATCGTTTATATCTGCGAATTCTATTTCTTCAAGATTATCTCCGAATAACGACTTATAGTATGATTCTTTCTGTGACTTTGTAAATAAGCTTGGTTTGAATTCGATCTTTTCCTGAACGGTTTTGCCGTTATTTACGCCCCTGACCAGAATACGATTACCATACTGATTCACGTTAGTGTAGAACTTCATTAAAAACCTTTTAGACACAATAAATAATTATATCATTATATATGAAAAGTGCTTATTTGTCAATAGGTTATGTAATAAAGATGACCAAATCTTTATATTTGATTAGATATAAATATATGAATACGCATATATTAGTAGGATAATCAAATGGAATTTACAGCTGGATTTACGTTAGTTGGTGGTGGGACTTTTGTTGCGCCTCCACCGCCTCCCCCTGATCCATATCTATGGGCATGGGGCGACAATGACTTTGGTCGATTGGGATTAGGTAATACTACAGATTATTCAAGTCCAAAACAAGTTGGTGCACTAACTACTTGGTCAAGTATTTCCGGTGGTGAATTGCACAGCGCGGCCATTAAAACAGATGGTACAATATGGTCTTGGGGCAAAAATGAGTACGGCCAACTGGGCCTAGGCAATACTACAAATATATCTAGTCCAGTACAAGTTGGAGCCCTAACTACTTGGTTAAATATTGCTGCGGGTGAGGAACACGCCCTGGCCGTTAAAACAGATGGTACCTTGTGGTCATGGGGTAGAGCTTCGAACGGTAGATTGGGTCTAGGCAATACTATAAATAGATCTAGTCCAGTACAAGTTGGTGCATTAACTACTTGGTCAAGTATTAGTGCGGGCGGTGGTCACAGCTTAGCTGTCAAAACAGATGGTACCATGTGGTCTTGGGGAAGCGGTGGCCAAGGCAAATTAGGATTAGGGGACACTACGGCTAGATCTAGTCCAGTACAGGTTGGTGCGTTAAACACTTGGTCAAGTGTTGCTGGAGGCAATTATCACAGTTTAGCAATTAAAACAGATGGTACCATGTGGTCATGGGGGTACAATTTCACTTATGGCCTGCTAGGGTTAGGAGATACTAACGATAGATCTAGTCCAGTACAGATTGGAGCTTTAACTACCTGGTCAAGTATTTCTGCAGGTTATTTTCATAGCATGGCAGTCAAAACAGATGGTACCATGTGGGCATGGGGTTTCAATAGCGGTCGATTAGGTGTAGGCGATACTGCAAACAGATCAAGTCCAGTACAGGTTGGAGCATTAACTACTTGGTTAAATGTTAGTGCAGGTAGGTATCACAGCTTGGCCATTAAAACAGATGGTACATTATGGTCGTGGGGGGAGAATAATGGCGGCATTTTGGGATTAGGGGACACTACGGCTAGATCTAGTCCAGTACAGGTTGGTGCGTTAAACACTTGGGCAAGTGTTGCTGCAGGCCATATACACAGCATGGCAATCGGTTAAAGTATCAAATTAAAAGTAAAACAAAATAGGAGAAAAAATGTTCAACAAAAAGGTAGCCGCATTGGCACTTTTTGTTATGATGTTTGGTAGCACTTTAGCACAAACGACAAGTGGAACCTCTAGCACAACTGGGGGAACAACGACAGGGACTACAAGTCTTATCAATCAAGGCACATACGATAGTAAATCATTAGTAGATACTAATAGTACTTCTAATAGTGTCAGTACAGTTAACAGTAATAGCAATGCTACAAGTACAAGCACTGCTACAAGCAATTCAACTGTTAACAGTACCTCGGTAAATACTAACAATAATAATAGTGCAAGTACCAGCACAAATGTTAATACCAACAACAATATTAACAGCGGTACTCAGACGTTAAATAATAACAACGTCAATTCTGGCACAATGACGTACAATAATAACAACGTCAATTCTGGCACAATGACAAACATTAATCAGAATACATCAACATCTACAAGTAACAATACTAACGTTAATACTAATCACAATATTAATAGCGGTACTCAGACGTTTAATAATAACAATGTCAGTACCAGCACTTCAACCAATACCAATATTAATAAAAATGAAAATAGCGGTACAATGACGTACAATAACAACAATGTTAGTACATCTACAAATAACAACGTAAATACTTCTACAAATAATAATGTAAATACTGGAGATATGACTAATCGCAATATTAGTACATCTACATCGCAAAGTGTTAATACAAATAATAATGTTAACCAAAATGCAAACATTAATCAGAACATAAATTCTGGCGAAGTAACTAACATTAATAAAAACGAAACTCTTATTACACAAAGAGTAATTCAACCTCCACCCACAGCAGTTGCACCTTCAATGATGAGTGGGGGAAACAATGATCTATGTAGTACTGGATCATCTGGCTCAGTACAAACACAAGTATTTGGTGTTTCATCTGGAGGCACAATACGAGATCTAAATTGTGAAAGATTAAAACTTTCTAAAACTCTGTATGACATGGGCATGAAGGTTGCGGCAGTTAGCACTATGTGTCAAGATTATCGTGTATTTAAAGCAATGATGGATGCCGGAACACCTTGTCCAATTGATGGCAAGATTGGTGAACAGGCTAAACTTGCATGGGAAGAGAACAAAGATAAAATCCCAACACCACCAAAAGAAGACAAATATGAAACTGCTAAAAACATTGGCTTCGGCTCTTTGCTTGGCGTTATCGTTCACGCCGCTTTTAAGTAAAGCACAAACAGTAGAGCCCGGGCAAGTCTACACTACCGGGAATATTGTACAAGATACTCCCTATGGTGGACCTACCCCTTGGGTTGGCGGTGTTTATCAAGACAATCTAACTTGTTGGGGACAACAAGGCGATACAGGATACTGTGGACCGAATGCTATCGTGCGTCCAGGCGGTAACATTAACTTCTCTTATGGTTCAACATATCTGTATCAACAACAACATATTTCAACGTTGTTACCTTCTGCTACGGGACTTCAAGTCAATGGATATAACTTTGGATTCACAGCAAAGAATGGTAATGGTTGGGATGATGGCCGTGTAGACCAACTGACAGCACTTGTTCGCTTTTGGGATAACACAGGCGGCAGAGGTGCTAACAATTTATTATACGGAGATGTTTACGATTTAACTCGTAAATATAATTGGACTACATTTGATTACTCCAAAACATTTACGACACCTCTTGCAGTACCTTCTATCGGACAAGTACAATACGGATTTATTGGTAGAGACAATAATTTTTGGGCAGGCCCATATGGCCCAGAATTATACAATGTAAATTTCAGCTTAAAATATTCTGTAGACCCATGTGCAAGTAATCCATTATACAGCCCAACTTGTTCTGGATATTTAGATGCATTAGCAAAATTAATACCCAAGACTGCAGCATCTCCTTTAGAAACAGCATCACCTCCCCCTCCTTTTGAAACAGTTGCAATTGCACCAGGTGCTCCTCCCCCTCCTGGATCACCTCCGCCACCAGGCGCACCGCCGGTTCAAGAATCACCGCAACAACCTCAACCGGGACAAAATCCACCCGGGCCAGCAGCGGCTGGACCAGCACCACAGCAAGCTGCGTCACAACCTGCTGCCAACAATCAACAACCAAGAGCAGGAGAAGTAGCAGATTCTGGAGGTGGAAAAAGTTCATCACCTGTTTCTCTATCATCAGTTCTTAGTATGATTAGTTCTAATCAAGATAAAACAGCATCATTAGAAAAATCAGTAGTACAATCTGCAGATGCTCAGGCATTTTCTGCAGGGGAGACTGCAAAACAACAAGCAGAGAAAGTTGCAGGAGATGCGCAATCGCAAAGTCTCGGTGGCGGTGCAGGATCATCTACCGGCGGCCAAACGGCAGGAACACAATCTTCATTTACACAAACACAAAGTTCGATGGCGGCTTTGCAAGGAAATCAGCAATCAAGCAATGCATCCAATTCTGCAAGAATACAACAATCTATTAATACCAGTGTTAGTTCACAATCAAGCGAAGTAAATTTTGCCGGAGCAACTACTCAACAGAATAGTTATCAAAATACTACAAGGCAAGAAGTTAATGTAGCAATGGCTGCACCTATTACCTCATATAGTTTAGCTGCACCTACAAGATCTTCTGCTCAGCCTCAAATTGAAATACCTATGCTCGAAGGAATAAAATTTGGACATAGAGGTGCGGTTGATAATGCAATGGAAGCAAAACCATTTATTCCTCAGTTGAATGATAACTCTCAACAAAGTGATAGTGTAAAAAAGAATATAGACAACAATGAATTAGCCGGTAATATAACAATAGAATCAATTGCAAAACAGCCTGCAAATTATTCACAATATTTCTTTATGCTACAAGATGTTGCATTTTACGCACCAAAAGAAATTTACAAGAATCAAAAGACAGTAGATAATGTTAGAGCATTAAGACAAATGAGTTCAGATAAACTACATCAAGACTTAGTTAACTTACAATACAAATAAGGAAGTAAAATGGGAGAAGAAATTAAAAACGTCAACGCTAAGATTGACGACGCAGAAGCTGCCGTAAAGAAATATGCAAGTAAAGATACTGTTATTAGTATTGGTGGTTATGAATTTACTCCTGCAAAATTAATGGTCGCTGCTACTATTGTGTCATCTGTGTTAGGTGGCTTATATGGGACATTTGAAGTATATAAAGATTACGTAGGTATGAAGAAAAAGATTGCATCATACGAAGCGCCAGACTTGTCGGGATTTGATAAGCGTCTGGCGGTTATAGAAGAAAATAGTCAAAAGGGTGCAGATTATACCCGTGATATTAAAGTTGATTTGAAAAACGATATTCGCCGTAATGAAACAGTAACCGAACAAGTGGAACGTAGTGTTAAAAATGCGCAACGTGAAACAGAATCAGAAATGCGTGATATGCGTAAAGCAGTTCGTGAGGATTTAGAAAAAGCTCGTAATGAAGCCAATGTTATTCGTAGAGAAATGGCTGAAGCACGTAGAGAGATCGAACGTGAGGTTATCCAGTTGAAGAAAGAAGTTGATAGCAAAATTCAAAAAGCTATTGACAATCCATTAGCGAATAAATAATGTTTGCTACAGTTCTGGCCTTTGCCTTGCAGGTACAACTACCTGCTTGTAAAAAATGGACCTGGATTGGCGATGTCTATAATAGAAAAGTGATTTGTTTGGAGTGGAGAAAAGAAGAAAAACCCAAAGAAGGTAAAAAGAAATGATAGATCCAATGACAGCACTCGCAGGCATACAGTCTGCAATAAGCATGGTTAAAAAAGCTAGTAAAGTAGCTAATGATCTAGGCTCTCTTGCTCCCATGATTGGGAAAATGTTTGACGCTAAGAGTACTGCTACTAAAGCATTGATGGAAGCCAAAAAGTCTAAGAAAGGTTCTAATATGGGAACCGCACTTCAGATTGAAATGGCATTAGAACAAGCCAGAGCATTTGAAGAAGAATTAAAGATGTTGTTTATGCAGACAGGCAAGATTGACGTATGGAATAAGATCAAAGCTCGCCAAGCAGAAATGGACGCGGACGATGCTAATGATATAAGAATGTTCAACGATCAAGAACGCAAGCGTAAACAAAAAGAAGAAGAATTAAACGAATGGGCAATGATACTTGGTGGAGCTGCTTTTGTCTTGTTCATATTGTTTATTGGTGGCTATGAACTAATGCAGTTTTGTCAAACAGGTAATAGGTGCGGAAGATGAACGAATACCAAAAAACATTTGATATGTGTTTAAAAATATTTGTATATGGTAGCGTGGCGTTATATTTTTTAGGGTTTCTTAAATTTCTTCCAGATGACTTATCAGATAGATTAGTTAACGGGTTAATAGGTAGATTTTTACCTTAATATTTAAAAGGAGACAATTATGTTAGATATTTTACTTTGGGTAGCAGTAGGGGCATTTATCGGCTGGAATTTTCCACAACCATTCTGGGCTAAGATGATGCAAGAAAAAATTCAAGCAATGATTGCTAAGAAATAAGGAAGCAGTATGTCAGAAGAAAAGAAACCATTATCACGTTCTGAGCGTGAAGCGCAAATTAAAGATAAAGCAGGTTGGTTAATTACTGTACTTGCTGCTCTTTTAGCTATTAATACTTACATTGCGTCAGGCAATAGTTCTAAGGTATTAAACAATACTATTAAAGCAAATGATACTTGGGCATTCTATCAGGCAAAATCTATTAAACAGACATTAGCTGAAATGGCTAGAGACGATGCGGTTGAAAGAAAACAATTTGAAAAGGCAGATAAATTAACTGCAAAAATTAATAGATACGAGAGCGAGCCTGCAACGGGTGAGGGTAAGAAAGAGTTATTTGCTAAAGCCCGAGCATTAGAAGCAGAGCGCGATCAAGTACGTAAATCAGGGCCCTGGATGACATTTGCTGGCTCAGGGTTCCAGATTTCTATTGTTCTACTATCAGCTAGTATCTTAGCTGTTGCACCTGCCTTGTATTTGGCAAGTATTGCTGTTGGCGCATTATCCGCGTTGTTAATGAGCCAAGGAATATGGCTCTGGTTGCCGATTGTACTATAATGGCCTATTCACAACAAGTAATTGATCATTATGAAAATCCCAGGAATGTGGGATCTTTTGACAAGACTGATACTGATATTGGTACCGGTATGGTCGGTGCGCCAGCTTGCGGCGACGTAATGAAACTACAAATAAAGGTTGACCATGATACAGGTATTATTACAGATGCGAAATTTAAAACGTATGGCTGCGGATCGGCTATTGCGAGTTCGAGTCTCATTACAGAATGGGTCAAAGGAAAAACCCTTGACCAAGCAGGATCAATTAAAAATTCCGACATTGCCGAAGAACTAGCACTGCCGCCGGTAAAGATACATTGTTCGATCCTAGCAGAAGATGCAATTAAAGCCGCAGTAGCCGACTACAAAAGAAAAGAATGGTTAGCAAATCATGATCTCATTAACTGAAAAGGCATATGAGAAAGTTAAAACCCTACTTCAGAAACGAGGCAAAGGAGTCGGTATTCGATTGGGTGTAAAGACTACTGGTTGTAGTGGTTTAGCGTATACCATGGAATATGTTGACAACTATGTTACTGACGTTAGCACAACAAACTACGCTCAAAAAGATTTTGTAGTATTAGTAGATACTAAAAGTTTAGCTTACTTAAACGGAGTAGTAATGGATTGGGTTCGTAATGGACTTAATGAAGGATTTGATTTTAAAAACCCCAACGAACGTGACCGATGCGGATGCGGAGAAAGTTTCAGAGTATGATAACAATAACAGAATCAGCAAAAACAAAAATTCTAGATCTTTTCGCAGAAGAAGGTAATCCTGACTTATGTTTAAGAACATTTGTGCAGGGTGGAGGATGTAGCGGAATGAGTTATGGATTCACATTCGATGAGATAATGAACGAAGACGATTTCGAAATGCCGCTTGAAAAAACTAAAATATTAATTGATGCCATGAGCATGCAATATCTAACAGGCGCAACTGTGGATTACAAAGAAGATATACAAGGTTCACAGTTTGTTATAACTAATCCAAATGCTCAATCCACTTGCGGTTGCGGTAGTTCGTTTAGTGTATGAAATATCGTGCGATATTTATAAGTGATGTTCACTTAGGTACTCGTGATTGTCAAGCAAACAAGTTAAATAATTTTCTCAAACATAATACCGGCGACACCCTCTATTTGGTCGGAGATATTATTGATGCATGGCGTATACAACAGAACAACTGGCGGTGGAAACAAAGCCATACCAACGTTGTGCGCAGAGTATTAGGTCACGCTAAACGCGGTACGCGGGTTGTTTATGTTGCAGGAAATCACGATGAGTTCTTAAGACCAATGATACCGTATGGTTTTAGTTTTGGTCTAGTAGAAATTCATAATCAAATAGAACACATAGGTGCTGATGGTAAGCACTATTTAGTAACACACGGTGACTTGTTTGATGGTATAACAAGGCTAGCACCGTGGATATCATTTTTAGGAGATAAAGCATATGACTTCATTTTGTCACTCAATAGCAAGTTCAATTGGATACGTCATCGTATGGGTTTTGGGTACTTTAGCCTTAGCAAGTTCCTTAAACACAAAGTAAAAAAAGCAGTAGACTTTATATTTCAGTTTGAAAAGAATCTAGCTGCCTATTGTAAGAAGCGTGGGTATGATGGAGTTATATGTGGCCACATACACCATGCTGAGATCAAAGAGATAGATGGAATTATCTATATGAATGATGGTGACTGGGTTGAATCATGTACGGCACTTGTAGAGCATCATGATGGTCGATGGGAAATAGTTACCTGGACTAAGGAAAAAGATGATGAACCTCAGTAATAAAATTACGATTGTTGTGCCTTGTAAGAATGAAGAAAACTATATTCATCATTTGTTAGATGCTTTGCGCCAACAAGACATTGGCGATACAAGAATCATTATTGCCGATTGCTCTACTGACAATACTAGACAAGTTATACAGGATAATAGCTCTTCATTAAATGTTGAAATTATTGAAGGTGGGCCAGTTTCATTTGCCAAGAATAACGGAGCAAGATTAGTTACTACTCCCTACATTTTATTCATTGATGCAGATGTTCGGTTCTTTAAAAACACAGTAATCAAAGATGCCGTTAACGAAATTGTGTCCAATGACTTAGATCTAATTGGGTTAAACATTAAATGTTATGACAAAGACTTACGTGCAATAATTGGATTTACAATTTTTAATATTATAAATCACATATTAAAATTCTTTTCCCCATTTGCAATCGGGGCATTTATGTTGACTCGCAGAGATAGATTTGAAGAATATGGCGGGTTCCCTGAAAAGACAGTAACATCTGAAGATTACTTTCTATCAAGAATGTATAACCCAAAGAAGTTTAAAATTGCAAATCACTACTTTGGCCAAGATTCTCGCAGGTTTAAAAAGATGGGATACTTCGGTATGGGATGGTATCTAATTAAGAATTTTATAAACCGAAACAACAAGGCATATTGGGATCGCCTAGATTCTTCCAAATATTGGAATTAATAATGTCTCATATAAAAAAATTTATTGCTCTTTTTCCCACCCCATTGTTTATGATTATGGGGTTTGTTAATTTGTTTTACTTCAATCTACCCATGTGTGGTGGCCAATCATTTGAAATGGCGTTAATGTGGTTTGCCATGTCAATTGCACATTCTAAACCATGGATTAATTTTATAGACAATTAAGGTGCTTTAGGTATTGTCCTTGGTCTAGGAATATCCCCAGATACAATCTGAATACCTGTACCAAATATTGGAATTGAATTAGTAAATTTTATCTAATTGATATTCCTGAAGTGCGATAAATTCGGCTTCAGGAATTCTTGTCTTACCGTTTTTACTTCCAAGAACAACAACGATACGTCTGCCGATATCGGTATCAAGCATCATAACGATGCAACCACCGGCAGCATTTGTTGTTCCAGTTTTACTCACAATAAAATTATGTCTCTTTCCAATAATAGGGTTTGTATTATTAAAAAAGAGCCACTTCTTTTTGATCTGAATTTTTACTTGCGGAGTTTTACTTGCTTCAACGATTTCAGGATAGTAGCTTGCAGCCAAAGTTAATTCCAACAAATCTTTAGCAGTACTAATATTCATTGGGCTTAATCCCGATGCCTCAACAAATTTGGTGTTGTGCATATTAAGTGCAACAGCTTTTTCATTCATATCTCGAATACATTTAGATTTGCCGCCGGGATATTTGTCACATAATAAAATAGCAGATTCATTACTTGACTTAACAAGAGCCAACTGTATATGTTGTTCCCTTGTAAACTTTCCAATTTTTTCTTTTGGATTTTGCCCAGCATCTATTACAACCATTGCAGCCATAAGTTTTGTGATACTGGCAATTGAACGAGATTCATTAATATTCTCGCCTTCAATAATTTTACCGTTACTATTAGAAACAAGCCATGATTGAGCAGTCAAGTTCATGGAAAAGGCATTACCCGTTAAAAGTAATGCCAATAATAATATATACTTCATATGTAATCTTTACTTGATACTCGCCCCAGTATCTTATAATTTTTTCCGGAACCTAACAGACATGCCTTTTCAGTATTATACTCGACCAATGACCATGTTTTTGTAGAGGAGTTAACGGTTAATACAATCTTGGTAGTAAATGAATCTTGATCAAATACCATAAGTATTGTCTCGCGGTATTCTTCAAATATTGCGTCAAACATTTCTTTTGTATCTAAACAAATTACGGGTTTGTTTCTTTCTTCACTACACGCAATTGTGGATATAGTTAATAGCAGTGATAATATAATTTTTTTCATAATGGATGCGGACCCCAGAGTTGAACTAGGAACTAAGGATTATGAGTCCTTTGTGATACCATTTCACCAATCCGCGGTATAATTTATTTATAATCTTTTTCTGTTAACTTCTCAGAATCTTCATAGTATTCATTTTTCATAATCGCATCATCAAATTTTTCTTCATCTGTTTTTTTATAATTACGAAAAATAGCATCGTAATTATTATCAAATGTAGCAATTGGAACACTATATGGTCTAGGTTTACTACCCTTACCGCTCATTTATTTGCCCTGGCCTCTATATGCTTTGTAGGTTCTCTTTTGAGTCTTATTCATACTTGAGGTTTTTGCTCTGCCGCCTTGCTTGGTGCGCTTTTTAAAGTTGTGTACTGTTTTCATTTTTATGCCTTAGTATTAAGTTCTTGCTCAATTTTAGTCAATGACACATTTAGAGATGTTAATGCACGATTGTAGTCTGCAATCATACTATCGGGTAATTCTGCAATCCATATAACTTTTGAAGCATCGACTTCAATTGTATGGTTAACAACATATGGGGCATATGGAAACAATGCCAATGTCATTTCTTTCTCAAACCCAGGTTCACGATTGGGAGTCATTGTTAAAATGAATGGTTGCACAAGTTTAATACTTGCTGTTTCCATTGTCATATCGGCAACTAATTCTTCGCCAGTTTGTAGCTTTAAAATTTTAATCATTCAATTCTCCGTTATAATAAGTCTTATTATAACATCTTTCATATAGAAAACATATTATAATAAAGAGTTTTGGACAACTAGGGCCGAAGCCCTAGTGTTTTTATGAACCAATTGAAGGATGCTTGTTCCTACGTGTGGCCAATCGGTGTCGTACTTCATGTACGATTTTAATAAAAGCCTTAATGAATTTCATAATAATCCTCTACGTGCTAATACCTGCATTCTATGTTCTAGATCTTTGTAATCTACAGAATCTTTCAAATACATATCAATTTCTTTTTGATATGAAGGAGTAAAGGCTTTTTCAACCCATGACCAAAAGTCTTTCATTGCAGGGAAATGAACTCCCTCAAATTCTTTTAGATCATTATTCATTATAGGTCTCTATTTTCTACAGGATCTTCTGTAAGCAATTGAGGTTTAGATTTCTTTGTAGGCTTTGTGCTTACTTCAGAATCTTTAACTTCAATTTTCTTTGGCTTTTTATGTTCTGGAATAATACGCTCTAAGAAAATCTTAAGCATACCATTTAACATGGCAGCATCTTGAACTTCAATATGGTCTTCCAAAGCAAATGTACGAGTGAATGCTCTATTAGCAATACCCTTGAACAAGAAATTATCTTCTTGCTCTGCACCATTTACATTACCTTTAATAATCATTTTGCCATCGGCAAGTTCAATTTCAATATCCTGTCTGGCAAAACCAGCAACTGCAACTTCAATAACATAAGTTGTATCGCCAGTTTTCTTAATATTATATGGTGGATAATTTGGAATGCTCTTTGTTAGATCATCATGAATCTTAGCCATCTTGCTAAATTGATCGTCAAAGCCTACATATAGTTTATCAAAGTCTTTGAACATATCACGGCCAAATATTTGTGGAACAAATGTCATTTTGATTCTCCCTTTTTACTTGTTTTACCAGTAATCGAATTGGCAAAAGTCTCTGAGGCAATATTCATTACATCGTTAGCAGACTTAGCAACTTGTTTTGTAAAGACACGTTGTGCTTCTACAAAATCGACTAGAGGTTTTTGAAGGGAATCTTCCTTGACTGTTTGTTTGAGGAAGTTGATTTTGGCGTCTTGAATTGAATCGATAGCCATGTTTGCGTAAAACATATAGTTCTCCTATTAAGCGAGTTTAAAATTTGCTACCCCGAAGGCATAGCGTTAATCCTGCTTACTGACTACAGGGGTACCATACGTTGTACCAGCTTTAGACGTTCCCAAGGTAGTGGGACTTAAATTAGTTCGGCTTCTGGTTTATACAGCCCACACCGATTGCTGCGTTTCCCATCCCGGGGATATTATTATTTATACAGATTATTCATCTGTAGGTTGTTTTTTCTTACCAATATTATACTTTGTTTGTAAAGACCATTCGCTTTTATCTTTAAAAGCAATTACTTTGATTTGCGACAATGGTGCTAAATCTGTAAATTTATCAGGATCAATAATTTTTACTAGGCCCCAATCTATTAGCAATTTGGCAATTGTATTACGTCTTTGTAAATCGTTCTCTGTTAAATCTGCAGTCTTACCATCAAGAGCAAAAAGCTCTTTAAAATGCACAATGAAATATCTACCTTGCTTATGTAAAATATGGCAGGATTGATACAGTACTTTATCTTTGCGTGATGCTACACCTATGCGTGTGAGAGTTTCTCTGACTTTCAAAAAATCGTCAGGTTGTGCCATGGTTACTTCCAGCGGGTTGTATCCAGGATAATCAATGTGAAAAATATCTTCAGCCATTACGACCACCTTTTATTAGTTTTGTTCTTAAATAATCTAATTTTGAGTCGTCGAGAAGAGGGAGTACTTGGCGGGCCTTTTCTGTGCTATATCCATAGTATTCTTTTATTACTTCGATCGATTCAATTTTCTCCGCTTTGATCCATTTGTTGAATCTTTTACGGGGCCTAATAGTATTTATAAGAAACGAAAACTGCATCTTTTTCTCAAGATGTGGTCGCGAATTCATCTCATTCGCAGGGATTACTGTGTCATGTCCGTAAGATAGTCCTTTATTAATAATAAATGCGTTATACTGTTTCTCCGACCAATCGTCTACGATTAAATTATCTTTGCTATAATGAATAGCATTAATAAAGTCAAAGGGGGAAATTGCAGGAGCCTTATATGGAACTTCTGCTGGTTTTTCCACAGGGGTTCCAAACAAACTCATGATAGCATCCTTATCAATCCTACCGAATCTATTGTTACCAATAACAGGTAGTTAGCCAGCATGCCAAAAGATTTGCGAGTCCAAGCAGCCCAAGCATACATACCACAGCCGACGATCCATATAGGGTAAAGAGAAAGTAAGGGCGGATTGGGAACTGTGACAGCCATGGTAATTGAACACCCAATACTAATAGCCCAAGCAAGCAACTCAACGCAAAAACGAAAGCGATTAGTAATGTAGTCATCTTTGATCCAATCAAATGTAGGTTTTAATAAGTCATTCATTTAAATTCAACCGATGCCATAATCTCTGTTAAACACGCAACAAGATTAATTTCTTGGTCTGCACAAAATGCCGCTTTATACTGATAGTCTGCAAGCAACAAAACAAGTTGTGGAACTTGAACAACGGAATCTAATAGGGTATCGTATATTTTTCTAAAAAGAGTTTGCGGATCGTTATCTAGATTGTTAACAACCCAGGTACGCATCTTTTTCCAATCTTTGTCTTTGAGAGCAGAGATAAGGTCTTGCATATTAACCTCACCCATATTAACAAGAATGCCCTCATCAATTTTACCCGAAGATGCATAACGCTGTAACTCATTAAGTACACGACGGTAATCGGGAAAATGTTTCTCAAGAACTTTTGCTACAACTTTAGGGTCGGCTTCGACCTTTTCGTTTGCCAAGATTTCATTAACACGTTTAAAGAAACGAGCAGCAATCTTAGGACGCTCTTCTTTACCAATTTTAAATTCGATTACCGCACATCGAGAATGAAGCGGAGGAATAATACGATTTTTAAAATTACAAGTAAAAATAAATCTGCAATTTGCTGAGAATTCTTCAATGAATGCTCGCAATGCAGGTTGTGTAGAATTAGGGTTTAGATAATCAGCCTCGTCTAGAATAACAACTTTAGTCTTGCCACTAAAGGATACTGTAGATGCGAACTGTTTGATTTTAGTTCTAAGAACATCAATACCAGATTCTTCTGAACCGTTAATGATGATATAGTCTGTACCTAGTTCTTCACACAATGCTCGGGCAATAGTAGTCTTGCCCACACCGGCCGAACCACACAATAGCATGTTTTGTATTTCATCTTTTTCAACCATGTCCTGAAAGACCTTCTTTTGGTCTACAGGTAAAATACATTCATCTAGTTTACGAGGGCGATACTTTTCAACCCACAAAAATTGATCTTCACGAAATTCCATAATAACTCCATAATATTAAAATTGCGTATTAACGCAGCCAGTTTCGATTGAACAACGAATCTGGATTACTTACAATGTCGGTAGGGACCCCGACTTTTTCAATCAAATCATTTCTAATGTAGATATTGTTTCCTGTATGCATAACTAAAGTATATCCCTTTTCTTTAGCAACTTCGTTTGTTGCGGAGAATGTATTACCGCCCGGCAATCCATCTTGTCGTATAGATTCGGGATCTCCATTGCGCCATACAATCCCAGGTGCAATACTACTATTAACTTCGATAACTACAATCTTAGGAGAATATTCTTTAAGTGATTCCCACACAGCAAGATCATACGAATCAATATCAATTGATATACATTCAAAATCTTTAGGTATAGGTGTTCTTTTTAAAATATTATCTAGACTATTTTCGTCTGCGGGATTGTGTGATACAAATGCTTCAATTGGAATAATTTTTTTATAAAATTTAGCTGTATTATTTAAATCAGGAATTTTTTCACTTGCACCTTCTACAAACACACCGTGCATACCTTTTTTTACAAGATTGTATGTATTACTATACAGTATACCATCCCATGCACCAATGTCTACACACCAAGAGGTGTTATAATCAACATCTAACCTATGAAGAATTTCTTCGATAATTCCATCTTCTCCATTTTGAGAATGAACATTTTTATTATAATTTCCAAACATTTTATATTACCGAATCGGGTTCCATTGCAATAAAATATTCTAATGGCTTTGTAGCGTTTTTAAAGTGGAACAATTTCTTTTTAGCAACTGTTACTGCATAAGCATCGGGAATGATCTTAAAGTTTTCAACTGCCATATGACATTCAAATGTTGCATCTGATGCTCCGATTGTCTTTTTATAAGTGTTTGCAGTATCATTTTTCTTATCACCAATGGTCAATGTAACTTGTCCATTTTTGCTAATAACAGAAATTGTAGGTGCTGCTGTAATTGCGGCTGCCTTCATAATCATGTTAACATCTTCAGATGATAGATTGAATTTAAAGTGTTCGTCAATCTCAATGTTCTTATCGGGTGCTGCTACAATAACGCTTGCGTTAGAATAGAAGTATTCAAATTTACCATTGTCTTTAGAGATAGTCAAAGACTTTTCGCCAAAATCAACTTGCTGATTCTCCATCAATGTTAACAATGCCAACAATGAATTCAAATCATAAACAGGAACTTCTACTGGGAAGTCTTCGTTAACTGTTACACGCGCAAATATATTCTTTGCTGTGCTGATTGTAGATAACGTCTGACCTTTACGGATCAAGATGTTACTATTAATTGCGGCGAAGTTCTTTAAGAACTGGATTGTTTCATTACTAAATTGCATAATATCTCCTAAATTGCAATATCATTTACATAAAAATATATTATAACACCTATGTGCGTATAAGTCTATACTATTTCCCATACATAGCCATCATTTTTTCATAGGTCTCTGTTAGACCTTCTTCCAAATTATATTTCGGTTCCCATTCAATTAATTTCTTAATCAATGTATTGTCCGAAACAAATTGCATATGTCCAGTTGCTGGACCGTCACCTATTTCAATTTTAATTCCAGAAAGTTTTTCTAAAATTTTAACAACATCACTTATGGAATGCATTTGACCTGTAGCAACATTAACGGGACCTGTATAATCAGTATCCAATAATTTTACAATTGCGTCAGAAGCATCTGCAGTATAAATAAAATCTCGCTGTGGTCTTAAATTTAATACTCGTGCTTTTTTACGAATAACCAAACCTTCAACTAATTGATTAACCAAATCTGGTCTATCTAATGCTGTAGTTGGTCCGTAAATGTTTGTTAATCTCACAATGATGTTAGGTACATCAGAATAAAATTTTGCCACTTCTTCGCCTAAGAACTTACTGAAAATGTATTCATTCTGATAAGTACTTAATGGTTGTGATTCGTCAACCGGCAAAGTCATTTTACTGCGATCATATAAAAGAATAGAACTAAAACTTAATAGCTTTTTAATTGGTCTATTCTTGAAATATGCAAATACCTTTTTCAACGGTATTACATTCTTTTCAATCGCTAACATATTCTGACAATTTAATTCTGTATGATTAGAACTACCAATCATCATAATCACTTTATCAAAATCTAATTTGTCTAGAACTTCAGGTAGATGCTCCAATGTAGGACAATCCACGTGCTTCATTCCTGTTGCAGGTTTTGTGCGACCAACAGAAACAATATCAGGATATTTTTCTAATATTTGTGGGCCTAGAAACCCGCTTGAACCTAGAAGAATAGTGCTCATTTATTTACCTTACGTATTTCAAAATTATCAGCATTGCCTTCGCCTGTTTCAAGATCATGCACATATAACAACATCAATGCGTAGTGTAAAACCTTTAACAAGTCTTGTCTGTTACGACCAGCTTTTTTGCCATATCTTTGGACGTATTTCATTACATTGCCTGCAGTAAATCCTACACCATGCCCATTATCAATAATAAACTCGGATGCTTGGAATCTATTCATTGAATAATGTTGTCCATATGTTGCATCAATGTATTCTTGAAACTCTTTAATTAACCCACCCTCATTATATTTGTAGTCTATTTCTGCCATGGTAGCTCTCCATTATATTTTTGTTTCATTATTTCATTACCTTGCAGGAAAAATTTAGCTTGAACCGAATCTGCTCTATTTCCTGCTCGGTAGTTTACAGTATACTTTCCCGTCACCTCACATGCTATTTTATTATCTTTTAGCGTGTACGTCAATGCTCGATCTACTTCAGGTTGATCGTCTGGATGTCTTGCACGTCTATACCAAATAGGACTTAATTGAAGCGCAAGAGGTTTGGTGAAGAAGAAACAATTAACATCTACAAAATAATCTCTAATAACCGATTCCCAATTACACAGACTTTCGCAATCATCATTACAAATGAACTTACCTTCGTTATCTACAATCTTACGCAAGGTTGCTGCCCATTGATTATCTTTTACAGTATCAAGCAATACTTCCACATGTTCTGGCTCTAGCCAGTTATCTTCATCTAGGTAACCAATGTAATCACCTTTTGCAATGTGGGTAAATCCGCCATAGATTCGGTGACCATTATATTGTTCTTTACCTGTAGCATAAGGCAAAACAACCATATCTATATTTGGAAAATCGTGCTCTGCTAATATAGCAGCAACCTTCTCAAAATGTTCCTCACCATCAACAACAATTAGATGCTGAATATCTTTATGTGTTTGCAATTGAACCGATTTAATATTATCGTGAAGATAATTAGAACCAGTTGTTGCTGTTATAATAGTCACTTCACTCATCGTTTTCCCTCAAAATAATTTCTATATGTTCTTGCAAGATATTGTCTATTGCGTTCCTGTATTTGTCCCATCTTAGAATTAACTTCTGTTTCAGCCTTTTCTCTTGTAGAACCCCAATCAACATCGCTTCTATATTTTAAAGCATATACACCATTGCGATATCCATTCATATTCATACGAATACTAAAATCTTGGCAGTCGTAACCGCAAGGAGCAAGATCGTCATTGTAGAATCCTACCTCCTGATAACGCTTCCATAGAACGCAAGTAGGACTTCTAATAACTGCTTCAGCTTCAACTAAATCACCGTGTTTAATTTCCCGAAAATGTTTTAGACCTAATTGTTTCCAATGTCCAAATTCAGACTCTGCAAAGTTATATTCAGATATACCATCACCCGCTAATTGCATACTGATACCCAATCTAAAAGACATGTATCCTAAATCAGTATATTCCTCAAACAAATTAGTAAATAGTATATCAATATTTTCTTCTTCAATAATTACATCGTCTTGTACTGTGAATATTAAATCATTTGGGTTGGGATTGCAATTATCTCTAATATATGATAGACCAATATTTAAACTTTTAATCTCATGAACATTCGGGGCATGCAATAAAACAATATTTGGATTGTTATAGCTCTTAATAACTTCTTCGCTTTTATCAGTGCATCCATCAATAATAAAAATTGCAGTATATTTACCTGCAACAGATTGCGCAATTCCTTCAAGTACTTTCCCAATCATATTCTCTTTATTGAATACGGGAGTAATAAAATAGCTTTTCATTTTGTTAAAATGCCTTTGTTAAATTTAAATTCTTTAGAGGTATTTTTAGGGTCAAATCCTGCGCATTCCGCTAAAGTTGGCGGATACAACGGCATATCATTTTCGTCATATCCGTTGCCACAAAAATCATATGGATTAACTAATTGTGTTCTTGTTTCTTTGAACCATCCATCTTTCATGCAATGAATCATTGCATCGTCTTTAACTAATGGCCAAATTACATCTCTTAAAAATATTTGATCGCCCACATAATAATTCATCTGAGATGTATAAGAATTTAATAAATTTAATATAGGAGTTCCAAATTTACCCTTGTATCCAAATGCGCATCCGATAATAGGGAATTCAAAATGTGCTTCGTGATCTCGGAATGTGTGGAATTTTTCATTAGATTGCAACCATTGATTGACTGCTTGATGTTCTCTGAAAGTAATTCTACTATCCGAGTCTCTGACAATTACAATATTAGATTCATCCTCAAACATTGCTCTGAACCTCCAGAACATACCATATGTTCCATCAGTTACTTCTATAATGTTAGCATCTGTTAGATTAGAAAATTTATTTTTATCATCAGTATAAATTCTAAATTCCCAATCAGGATAATATTTCTTTGCTAATTCATACTGACGATTTGCGCCAACGATATATCTGGGATCATTTCCCCAAACACTTAATGATATAATTTTTACCATATAAAATTCTTTTTATAGTATTCCACAATCTCAACTAATGAATCTTTAAACTCTGCTTCTGGTTTCCAACCCAATGCTTTTAATTTAGAATCATCTATAGCATATCTAACATCTTGGCCGACACGCTTTTCTGAAAAATCCATAAATTCTGTATAGTGGATAACATTCCAATTAAAGAATAAATCAACTAAATGTTTAGCAACAATAATATTTTGTTCCTCATAATTGCCTGATATATTGTAGGTTTCGTTAACTGTTCCCGATTCAATAATTTTTAATACTGCAGTTGCTGTATCGGATACGTGCAACCAAGTTCTTCTAGGAGATCCGTTGTCATGCATAATAATAGGTCTACCTAGAGATAAATTTTTAATTGCTTTAGGAATAAACTTCTCAACATATTGACCAATTCCATAATTATTAGTTGGTCTAACAATTACATAGGGAACATCATATGTTCTTGCCCATGCTGTTACCAACATATCAGCTGCAGCTTTTGTCGCTGAATACGGATTGCTTGGTTTTAATAAATCTGTTTCAGTATGAAACCCATCTACGATATCCCCATACACTTCATCTGTACTAAAGTGTAATAATATTGGTCTACGAGCTTTTGGTATAGCTTTAATTAGTTCTAGTATTTTATGGACACCGTTGATGTTGCTTCTAAGGAAAACATCTGAACTAACAATACTATTGTCGACGTGTGTTTCAGCTGCGGTATTAATAAAATAATCGCAGTCATGAAGTCTGTCTAGATCATTAATATCCAATTCTAAAAATTTGAATTTTGGATACTTTAATAAGTCTGGAAGTAAATTTAGATTGCTCGCATATGTTTTACTATCTATCCCTAAAACATGATACCCCGCATCTAAACATTTTTTGGTTACATGATAACCTATAAATCCAATGCACCCTGTAACATAAACAACTTTAGTCATTATAAACTTTCAATCCATGTCCAATGCCATACAACTTCAATCCTCCGAACTCTTCTAGAGTACTGATATCAACTGGATGGCCTATATATTTTTCATCACTTGTAGATTCAACTACAAATCTTTTCTCTATATTATTTATATCGCAGTACATCCCCAAAAATTCACTTAGGGTAATTTTGTTCCGATATACACAATCTATATCATTACCTACTAACCAATCGCTAGTGGCATAATTATTCAATGAATAATCAATAACATTGTATAAATCTTGTACTGAAAAATAGTCGAATTCGCGATCATTCTTTATTTTAAATTCACCTTCGGTTGCATTGTATTGTTTTAACAATCTATGCGAGGGTTCACCTGCACCAAAACATCCATATATTCTTAGTGTCAGATACTTAGGACCAAAACACAAATTCTTAATTAATCTTTTGGAAAATACATACGCATTTCTTGCATTGGTTTTTTCAATGCCAGAACCCAAATTAATATAAAATTTAAATTTATCCTCATTAGTATAGAAGTTATAGAACAATGACATGTTCTTGCCAACATTCGAAGCATTGTTTTCGTGTAGTTCTGTTTTGCCGCCGAAGGTTAAACAATTAATAACAACATCGGGACGAAGAACATCTAATATCTTTGTAACTGTTTGATTATCTAAAAGATCTATCTCATTTTTATAGATAGGAATAACTTCATGTTTTTTAGATAATAACGGAACGATATATGAGCCAACAAATCCGCCGGCGCCTACAACTAATATTTTCATAAAATACTCAATTTAATAAAGCTTAGCTAATATACATAAATTATTTTTATGGGCGACAGCAAATGAATCAAACCCATACTCACACACATCTATGACCTTAAATCCATTACGATTTAACAATGCCGTGGCTGATTTAATATTAAAGAAATTAATATGTTCGTGGATAATACCAATGTACGGTGCAGGGTTGTTTGGTATTTCAAAATAAATCCAGGTATTATCATTCGCATGTTCTTTTATTTTACCCAATGTATCATTAGGATCAGACACGTGTTCTAATAGATGCGTGCATAATATAAAATCAAAAATTTTGTTTTCATTAAGAGATATTGATTCAACCTTAGATGTCAATGGAACGTTACTAATATCAAAAACATATTTTTTAGATTTATCAAACCAATCAGGAATAACCGATCCATTGTCGCCACCGTAATCTAATACTGTATGTATTTGATCAACATCGATATATTGTTTAATTAATTTTTGTATACCTTCTTGTCTATGTGTTTTATAGGCAATACTATTAAACTTTTCTATATCAGTATATCCTGGCTCAAACATAATTCGAGTACGCGTATATTCGTTGTCTCTATATCCGTTATAATATATTTTAGTTTCATCATCTGTGAATCTATCAGCAGATCCAACAAAAGAACAATCTAAACATTTCATACCAACTATTGGCATGCCATTATCTGTATTATTTCCGAATATACGAAATTGTATAAATTTAGCTAAACCAGTTTCTTTGTATTCAACATTATTAGAATCACATGCTACACACTTAAAAACTTTATACATTATATTTTACAATCATCTCTCGGTTTAATTCTTCGTCACTTAAAAATGGGAATAAATCATGCAGGCCTGCTTGTTTACCATTCTTTAGCCCTTGTGCTGGAGCAATTTCTTGGTCTGTATTACATTTACAAACTACAAGCATAGGGCCAGGAGTGTTTAATATATGTTCAAATTCTTTTAACTGATCTACATCATTTATTTCTTTATAACCTAAACCAAATGTAGTTGCTACATTCTCAAACAATGGAAACCAAATACCTGTAGTATTACTTGTACCATATACTCTACCTTGATAGTATTTTGTTTGCGTATTCCGAATACAAGAATATCCGTTGTTATTGAGAATGACAAATTTAATATCTAGATTGTGTTGTTTAGCAACGGCAAGTTCTTGTATGTTAGACATAAAACTGCCATCGCCTAAGAATGTTATAGCTTGTTGTTTACTCGCTAATGCTACGCCCACTGCCGCAGGAACTGCCCAGCCCATATCTGCTTGGGATACGCTACAAACAAATCGTTGTCCTTGTTTGGGTTTAAATGCAGTGCTTCCGATATAATACCCACTACCCGCGTCTGCCATTACTGTAGCAGTTGGTTTACTATATTTGTTTATAGCATCTATCACTGCGTACATATTAATTTCGTCACCGGCTTGTAAATATTCCTGTTGTATTACCGGCCATTTATTTTTCCAATGATTACATTTGTCTATCCATTCAGTTCTATTCATACCATAACCTCAAAGAAATCGGAAAGATCCATATTGTATTTTTCACTTATGTCTAATATATCTTTATTTAGTTCGTCAGAATCAATATCAACAACGATCTTTTTGCTACCAATACTAAACTGTTTAGGGTCATAACCTATCACACTACTATTTAAACTACTACCAAGAACTAATAATAGACTTGCATTTTGTACTACAAAATTTCCATATCGGCAACCCTTGATACCAATTGCTCCCATATTTAATTCATGATCGTTACTTGCATAATCGGTTGCGCCGTATGTTGTTACAAATGGTAGTTTATATTTTTCTATAAATTTAATAAAGGAATCTACTGTATTTGTTTGTCTAATGCCCTGACCAACTAACACAACTGGTCTTTCTGATTGTTCTAATTGATTCTTTAATTCGTCAAGATTTGTATGAATACGATTAATAGGATCATCTGCAATAAACAATTTATATGTTTCTGGCATTTCTGCAGTTTGTATATCTCCGGGAATATCAACCCAGCACGGCCCAGGTCTTCCTTCTTTTGCCATATATAACGCCTTTGTAATTACATATGCAACTTCATCTATGCTTGTTATAAAATGAGCATACTTAGTCATGTTCTTATACATAGAAACAACATTGTGTTCCTGAATACCATACTTACGCAAGTTAATGTTCTTTGTGGTATTAATCCAACTAGAACAAGTATTCATTCTAACATTGCCAGATATGAATAATACCGGTACTCCATCTTGCCATGCATCTAATACAGATGTGGCACAATTTGTTCCTGCACACCCGGTAGTAGGATTAACAACGGATACTTTACCGGTATAAATTGCTTCGCCCATTGCCGAATGGCCTGCACCTTGTTCGTTATGATAACAGATATAGTTTATTTTACCATTCTTAATAAACCCATCATTTAATCCGCTAGCGCCGCCGCCCATAATCCCATGTACATTTTCAATGCCTAAATTATAAAGATAATCTGATATCCAATCGCATACACGCATATTAACCTCCAAATAAACTCATAAAACTATCTACTACTTCACCAATATATTTAATTTGTTCAGGAGTAATAACGGGACTAGTACCATGGAAATAAGTATTAGTCATTGTCATTGTAGCAATTGGAAAATTATCTCTTGCATCTGCAGGGTTCATTAAATGCGAATATGCAGGCTGTAGCATAATATTGCCAGCAAAATATGGTCTTGTCTGAATTAATTTTTCTTCTAAGTAATCTACAATGTCACTACGCTTGAAAGGAGATCCCGCCCGAATTGTTAATGGGAATGCGAACCAACTTGGGTCTGAGTATTCTTGTGCTCTTGGTAGATGGAAATACTCCTCGTACTTGCTGTAGATATCAAAAAGCAAACTATAATTACGACGACGTAGTGCATGTATTGTCCCCAATTTTTCTAATTGAACTAATCCCATTGCGCCTTGTAATTCAATAGGCTTAAGATTATATCCAATCTCGTCATAAACATATTTGTGGTCAAAAATTTCACCTGGCATTTCAGGAATCCATTCTTGAAATCGTTTGCCACAAGAACCACATTTTAATTTATTAGCTTCCGGCCCTACACAGTAACAACCTCGGCCCCATTCTCTAAATGAACGAAGAATAACTTCTGTCTCATAATTCTTACATGCTACAAATCCGCCTTCGCCCATTGTCATATGGTGTGCTGGATAGAATGAGCAAGATGCCATTTCACCAAATGATCCCAATGGTTGTCCGCCATAGGTTGAACCTAAAGCATCGCAACAATCTTCTAATAGAATCAAATCATAACGATTGACAAGTTCCATCACCCAACGCATATTAGGGGGATTGCCCAAGACGTGAGCAAATGTGATTACTCGAATGTCATGTTTCTTAATTAGTTCTTCCGCTCTAGTTAAATCTAAATTAAGTGTATCCAATTCAATATCTAAAAACACAGGTTCAAACCCTACTTGTAATGTAGGATTTAATGTTGTAGGAAAACCTGCAATAGGCATCAACACCTTTGTACCTTTAGGTAAGTTGTATCCTCGCTTAGATGTAAGCGTAGACATCATTAATAAATTAGAACTTGATCCTGAATTAGTAAGTATTCCAAAGTTCTTTTGAAATTGCTTAGGAAATTGTTTCTCAAATTTTATTGATTGATCGCCCATTACAAGCCAGCTATCTAACAATGTAGAAACTGCCGCCATAATTTCATGTTCGTCAAAATATGGACCAGCATAATTTACAAAATCCTTACCGGCAGTCCATGTCTTATTTGCTGCCTTGTTTTGGAAATATGCAGCTACTCCGTTAATGATGTCTTGTTTATTCATGGTTTCCAATAGGCATAATTGCCTTCCAAATGTCTTACTTGATTTTTATTCCTTGCTTCGTCTTCTTTAAAAGGATATGTCCAATGTTCATTATAATATTCTGCCCATACTCTATATCCGTTGTTTGCCTCAGGTGACCAACGATATCCTAATATGCCGAAGAATAACTGATGCACGCCGCCAGTTTGTATACCTACTTTGCCTCGTTTTTTCGCATGTTCTACATATATAGGAGAAGATGTGGATGCTCCAGAAATTAAAACGTCATATTCATACTTATCAATTTCATTTTTTATGTATTCTACATTTTGTTCCCACGTTTCGCAACCAGGATATTGTCTGTCATCCATTAAAGGATGGTACGGAGTACGAATACATCCTACTAAATCAAACGGTGCAACTAAATCTAAATTGTCTCCCCATATTTTATCAATCTGTTGCCATTGCGATTTAATAGTTTCACAATGCGTAGATATAATTAATACTTTTTTATTTTTTAAATATTTTGTCCAAGGTGTTTCGACCTTAAATGTTCCGCATAGCCCGCCTCTTAGAACACCGATAGGATCCAAAACCATAAGACTATCATGCCCAAAGAACATAGGCTTTTCGCCGAATGTTTTTGTAAAGGTCGTATCATTTTGTATGGCTAATGACATATCAACAAATCCGAGTATATCACATTCTTTCATGGATTGTGTTAACATAGGAACAATGGTATCTATATAATAGTCAGTTGTACCTGGAGTTACCCCACCCTCAAAAGAAATAACAGTATTATTAAAGAATTGTGAGGATATACTAGTATTGTTAAACAGATTTTGTAGAACATACCCCGCACTATTATCTAGACGCAATAATGAAAAAGGTTCATTTGATTGCAATTTTTCTGAAATTAAATCATTAACCTCAAAGAAGTTTTTAAGCATAATATTTTCCTAAATGTTCTTTGTCTTGTTTAATATATTTAAATGCAGTCTGAATATCGGAAGGCAGTTTTGAGTAAAACGTATGCATCTCAGTCTCAGCTTGTTGTTTACTATAGTTTGTTCCTGGCGGATGTGAGATTGTGTAACGATAATCTCTGATAACAGGCCTCTTACTAATATAACCAATTGCAGTATATACTATATCAAAGCTCCATCCCATTTTATAGGGGGCAAAATCGATATTACGATTCTTAGCATCCTCAATAATATCTTTATGAATGAACCAACAAGTACAATCAGGATTTGCAACCATTTTATAATAAGGCTCTTCTAGATCAAAAGATTTAAGATCAGCTCTACTAGAATCATAGAATGTATAATCTACATTCGGAGCATAGATGCCCCAGTTGTAAGTGTCAAAACATTCTTCAGCGCCAGCATAAATTTCAGTCCAATTATCATAAGATGCATCTGCTTGAATGTGAAACATTACATCCGCATCAAACAACTCAATTGCTTTTAAAAATTGTGCTGTAAAATAACTGTCCTCGCCAATGTTGTGCCAATTAGGATCGTCCTCACGGTGATTGTCGTCACTATTAATAACGACAGGCACGACCCCAATGGCACTCAGTTGCTTTTGCTTTTCTTTTGTTTTTTCATACTGTCCGCGCCAGTTAAAGATAAATGTTTGTATTTTCATCGTTTTAAAATTTTATTATACACTATAGCATCGAACCAATTAAGGAAGTTATCCAATACTACAAATGACGGAGGGATTCCGTTTAAAAATTTTGGAGCATTAACATAAGATGCATATAGTTCGTCATCTTGATCAACCTTCATTATATGTGCAATAGCCTCTTCCTGGCTATTGAAATCGTGTAAATTTATGAATGCGGCAGGATTAAAGTCATTTGCAATTGTTTCGGACCCCCAATAAATTGGAACAGTTCCTGCATAGAATGCGTGAAGAATTTTCTCCGTAGTATAACCGGGATGAGAAGTATGTTCAAAACAAATATTAAATTTTCTTGTCGAAAGGAAATTTATTTTGCTTTCTTCGCCTGTTAAATTAGCATTGATGTTGTTATACAATTTGCCGCCGCTATCTACACGTTTAATATTATTTAGCTTATTAAAGAATTCATTGCGCTCATTACAATTTGGATTCGATACTACAAACGTACAAAAGTCTGTTTTTTCTTTAATCTCGGGATTAAAGATATAGTTAAAATCAAATCTTGTTTCATGGATATGCTCTAATGCCCACATATAAATTACATACAAGGGTAATCTGTAATGCCATGGTTCAAATATATGGTCAAAACTAATAGCATAGTCGCAATCAAAATTCTCAGGTCTACGATTTTCACCTGTGAACAATATCTTAGTACATTGATCTCTGGTGATATTTAAGTTATTACGACCAAAGTTATCATCACCGAATAATAAAAAATCCGGCGATTCACTCATGCCTACGATATCTACTTTATATCTAGTCTGAAAAAGATATATAAAGAACGTTGCAAGATGATCATGTGTATCTGCAAATGCTATTCTCAACGGCTTCATGCAAATGCCTGATTCAATGCAGACATAATGTTTTCGTGATCTTTAGCAGTCAATGAATTGCTAAAGATTGGGATTGCATGATACGTACATTTGATATTTAAATCTTTTGACATTGT